TTAAACCCAACTGGTGATAGGAAGTTTCTATTATCAATTTGGTTGGGAAACGAGCAGGACATTTTTATTTTTATTTAGATATAAAAAAAGAGGGGATTTCTCCCCTCTCGTAATTAAATGATGTATAATTTAATTTTCACATTAAATTGGCAACTTTGACTCTTCTGTAGTATACGTTTTCGTTTGCAGTAAGAAGTCCTTGACCCGCTTGAGCACCAACTCCAGCACCCTTTGCGAATGGATTAGCGACCATGCCGTAGCGGGTCTTAAATCCGATTTTGGGTTGGAAGGTGTTCTCGCCAACGGCACGAACCATTTGGAGAGGAACATAAGGGCAGTAGAACATACCGGCGTCATAAGGTGAAGAACCCTTATAACCAACAACGTAGAACTGATTAGGAGCAACGTTTGCTGAATATGGGTCAATATAAACCTTATACTTACCTTGAAGAACGCCAGCAAAGGTATTGCCGGTGTCATCAACATTCAGGTTTGCGTTGAGTGCTGGGGTGTAATCAAGAACTCCTGCCATCGCAAGTGCTGAAGCAACGTCTGCGGAGCAAAGAATCATATTACCCTTTCCTCTACGAGTTTGCTGTGCAATTGCGTTTGCATCACGCTCGATTTGGAAGATAAGACCCTTGAACTTCTCAACCGACCAACGACCGTTGGAGTCAACGTCGAGGTCAAAAGTACCGGCAGTAGCGGTATTTGCTTGAGCACCAGGCTTAGCAATATTATAGATGGTTCTGATGACTTCACGGTTGATTTCGGCAAGAATCTCAGTGCTGAGGATGTTAGCAAGCTCAGCTTCAGCATTCAGACCGTGAATTGCCTTGAGGTCCTGAGCGAGCTCAAGTGAGTACTCAGCCTTGAGTGCTCTTGACTTTGCAGTAACGGTGACTTTCTCGATTGAGAATGCCATCTCGTTGAACTGATTATTTGCAGCATCTCCAAGAGCCTCAGAGTCTCCGGTGTTCATTCCGCTGGAATAATTATAGGTTCCAGCAGGACTATCATTAAGAACGCTTGGGTTGGTTCCTGACTGAGCAGCAGTAGTACCGAAACCAACGTTACCAGATACAAGAGTTCCAGCAGCATTCTGAGCAGAGAATCTGGTATCTGCTTCGTTGTAGAATGCTTCAACACCACTCTGATTGGTGTAACGTGAACGCATTGCGAAGATAAGTCCGGTAGGACCGTTCATTGGTTGAACGCCACATAGATCATAAGCGATCAGATTAGGCATAGAGCGTCTGATTAGAGAAATCAGAACGGGGTCGAAACCTGCGGTAGGTCCAGCATTAAATCCTTGTGCGCTGCCACCAAATCCACCGGAAGCACCAGCAGCATTACCGGAGTTGGTTGGAGATTCGTAGAGGAAATCACGCTCTTCGCGGAGTTCTCTCTCTTGGTTTTCTAGCAGGATAGCGGTTACAGATCTGCGATGTGCATCTTTGATCTGATCCATTCCGGAATAGTCCAGAATTGGTGCCCACTTCTCCTGCAAATATTCTGCGTTGAACATTTGCATTTGTTTTACCTTGTTGAAAGTTTTTGTTTGATTGTTTATAATTTAAAAAATCACAGTTTAGCGACTCTTCCCAGAGTCTGAAGGTATGTTGCCATTCTTCCATCAACTTGTAGTTGCTGGGACTGGACATCAGTACTTTCGGATAAGGTTTCCGAGTCATCTCTTTGAGCACTAGTATTTGTTGGGAAATAAGAATCCCTCAGAGTTACCAGTTTCTCACGATAGTTTGCTTCACTATCAAACTCAACATTTTCGGCAAGAGAAGCGAGTTTGTCCTTCTGAGAAAGTGCAAGACCCTCAGCGACATCTGCAAAAATTACATCAGCAACTGACTCTGCTAATCTTCTATTCAGAGCAACATTTCTTTCAATTTGCTCGTTGAGTTTTCCTTCCATTTCATCAAGTTTATCTACCATACTCTCGATTACATCATATCTATCTTCAGGGATTGAAACATAATGATCTTCAAAAAGACCTCTCATTCCTTGGAGGAATGATTCGGTCATTTCAGTTTTGAGACCGTGCTCAACTGCGAGTGCATTTTCAGCAATCCACTCATCAGCAACATACTCAAGGTATGCATCGACACGATCAACAAGACCTTCTTTAATTGCTTCAATTTCTTCTACGAGTGCTTCCTCATAGGATGATTGAAGTTCTTCTTTGATTTCAGCAACCTTAGAACGGATTGCTGCTTCAAAGATTGTTCTTGCTTTTTCTTGAAACTCTTCAGAGAGTTCTTCACCGGCAAGGAGAGCATTAACATCTTCTTCGATGTCAAACTCTTCCTTCATTTCATCTTCTTCGTCTTCTTCATCCTCATCTTCATCTTCTTTTTTGGAAGGTTTTTTGCCGTTCTTCGATTTTTTACCTTCTTCATCATGAGACTCTTCGGCAACTACTTCTTCATCCTCATCAAGTTCTTCTTCATCAACAAGATCTTCATCTTCTTCCGTCTCTTCCTTTACACCTTTCATAGAATCTGCTGCAACTGCTTTAGCGTTTACAACATCTCTAACTTGTGCAAGAGTTGTGGCTGGATCCTTAAGTTTTGAAGAATCATCATCGGGACGATAATTTTCTGGAGTTGGACCGCCTAAATCTTCCCAAGAACTTGTTTGACCAGGAGTTACAACGGAAGTTGCACTCTTTGAGGGAGTTTCGGCAGGTGCGGCCCCTTTGGTTACTACGTTTTCCATTTCTTGTAAATTTCTACCAACGGACATTTTTTTTTAGATCTTGTGTTATAATCTATATTTATTTATAAATTAAAGATTTCCCAAGAAATCTTTAAATAATTCAATTTTATGTTCTTGTAGAGTTTTTTCATCTACAAGAGTATTGATTCTACGCTTTGTTTGCTCTGCAAGTTTTTCACGAAGGATTCCTCCTTCCCAAACCCATTCTTTACCCTCCATAATTCCTTGAACAAAAGCATCAGGAGCAGAAGGATCGGCAACGATGTCTGCAGCAGTTGCAAGCATGAAATCTTCGCCAACAATTTTATGACCTTCATTGGTCAATTTAAGTGAACCAACACCACGAGAAGAAACACCTAGACAAACACCAGAATCCAATAAAGATTGGGCAATTTTACCCATTGGAGTTTCGAGAAGTTGTGCCTTACCCCTAAAGTTTGTTCCTTCTGCCGTAAGAGAAACAATCTTATGAGAAACACGATCAAGATTGACTGTAGGACCATCTGGATGTCCTAACTCCCCAAGAGCACGACCTTTTGAAATAAAAGATTCGGTGTATCTTTTTACCTCCTTTGCAAGAGTTTGCATAGGGTACATTCTTCCATTACGATTACAAATGTCTCCTTGAAGAAAAATTCCTTCAATAAACATTGTTTTTTTACCATTTACCTTTTCGGTAATAAACTCTACTTGTGAGACTTCTTCTGTGATGAGTTTCATTTTTTATTCGGTGACTAACTGAACGATTTCTGTGATACTAACATTCTCAGATCCTGATGAGGTAATCGCACTCACCTTCACACTTCTTGCAATATTTGCATTAGTTGTAGTAATTATTCCAACAATAGATGAACTATTATGTGAGATTGTTACGGAATCATTAGATACTGCAGTAATCAATCTGTGCTCTGTATTAATTCCTGCTGGTTGTGCATTTTGAATGGTGACATAATCGCCAACTAAAAATGGATTTCCTGCATTTTCATCAAATGAAATAACAGTTGACGCTCCTGTAGTAATTCCTGCAATCTTTTGTCTTGCAAGTCTTTCTTTCAATACTTCATTACCATATGGACCAATTTGAAAAGAATTAGTGGTGGCAACCGGATCTCCTCCGATTTCAATATAAACTGAGGTCAATCCGGTAGATACTCTTATATATCCACTTCTAAGGGCAATAGGATTACTAGTAGTTGCCGCACCTGCAGTAGCAGTAATTCTATTTACATTTTGAACAATCTTAATTGCCATTATTCTTGGTCCTCTGTATTGCCTTCATCACCAAACATCGATGCTGCCACATAAGGTCGGGCAGAATCAACTCTGTCCGATGCTTTTGCGTATAATATTTCTTTAATTTTATCAGATACATCAGATGCTGAACCATCTGTTGCAATCAAATCGATAAGTTCTTCCATAAAAACAATTTATTATTATAAGATTATTTATATCTTGCCACCTTTAGGCTCTGGAGGAGGTTCTGGTGCAAGTGGTTCTTCAGGAACTTCTCCTAGTGCTGACTCTCCTGTACCTTCTGGAGGTAAACCACCTTCTGGAATAGGATTGCCCATTTCATCCACTGGAGGATTAGGATCTGGAAGAATACCCTTTTCAATTTCATCATCAATTTGTTCATCAATATCAATAATCTCACTATCAGTTTGACGAAGAATCTTTTTGCGGACATATTCGGTTGAGAAATATTTGCCAATATATGGTTCCATCGTCGTAACGAGTGTTAAACGATTTGTAAGTAATTCTGCTTCCTTAAGTTCTGCAAAATGGTTGTCATATAAGAAATCATATTGAATATGATCGCTCATCTCTTCCCAATCTTCCGGAGATACAATATTTTTTAACAGAAGTTGAGTACGAAGCATATCATTAAACATATTTGCAAAACGCTTTCTTAAACGTCCAACAAACTTTGAAAACTTAAGTTCATCTCTTAGAATTTCTGATGAACGACCTAGATTAAATCCATCACCCCCACCGGCAATTCTTGACTCCGGAACTCCTAATGATCTATAAAGTTTTTTCTGAAAATACTCAATATCAGAAAGTTCTCCCAGATTTTGACCACCGGGAAGAGTTGTGATTTCAGTTCCTCTTCCGCCTTCTCTTCTTGGAAGCCAGAAATCTTCAAGCATACTCATAAACTTACGGTCATCACGAACCTCTCCGGTGTTCGCATCGTAAACTAATTTATTACGATAACGACTCATAACCTCCTTGAGGTATTGTTCTGCCTTTACTTTTGGAAGATTGCCAACATCAATATAGAAGATACGACGTTCTGGTGCTCTAGATAATCTATAGATTACTAAAGAGTCTTCAATCATTCTCAACTGATTGAGTGCCTTAATTGCCTTATGAAGATAAGAAAGTACGGTTCCCTTATTTCTATCTACTAAACCTGAAGTGCAATATGTGATTGAATCTCTTGCAATCTTTACCCCACCTTTTGACGATGAACTAAGAGTACCTGATGGATAATTTGATGTTGGAGTGTAAATAAAATACTCCTCAATTTCAGGATATGTGACCTGATTTACATTAAAATTACTAAGTGAAGATAAATTTGGACCTATATTATTGTTCGTCTTTTTCTCTTGACGAATGTGCTTCATCTTCATAGGATCGATATATCTGAGTTCCTGAATTCCATCCTCAGGTTTCTTTATATCAATAACTTTGAGATAAAATAATCTACCGTCAATATACCAATTCCTAAAAATTTCGTGGGACTTCTTATCAAAGTCCATAATTTCTTTAATATATTTAAACTCATCTCTTATGATTTTCTTGAGTTTATCACTTGCATTTAAGTTTGAGAGTTCTATCTCTACGGGAGAATCATATAAATCACTTACGATTGCTTCATTAACAACATCTTCAATTGCACCATCACATTCTGGATGAAGGGACATCTCACGATATCTACGAATTAGATCATATTCTGTTCTATAGACACCCTCAATATCAACAGTCTGACCATAAAATCCAGATTGAATATAATAATCAACCCCGTCCTCATTATTAGGAGGAACGGGGGAGACTATTGATTTGGATTTTTTTTCATTATCCTCAATCGAAAAACCAAAAAGTTTCGCCATTTTATAAATTTAAACTCTTAATATGTTCTATTTAGTTAATATCTTCACCGCCAGCAGCAGGTGAATTACCTTTAACTGCTTCCCACCAAAGAACCTGCATCTCTACGGTAAACTCCTGAATAGCATCAGTTTCATATGCCAGATTGATTGGACTAATATTTGTTGGGAATAAATCATAGAAATGATATGCTCTCAGCGTAGAACCATCACGATCTAATTGATAAACGAAAGCATCTGCCTGATATAATGCTGGATCAGTAACACCAGTATTATCAGATACTCTGTTAATTTTATTCATCCAGTTTTCAAATGCCGAACGAATAGAAAAATCAGTGTCATTAATTACGGTAATCGTCCAAGTTTCAAAAGTACGATCTCCTGCTAATTTTAGAGTTCTTCCTCTAAATGCAACATCTATTGGAGTTACTGTTGAAGCTGGAAGTGCCGCAGACTTAACTAAGAATCTTGATTTGTCAAGAACATTAGTATCGGCAGCTGCAACATCTGGGAAAGAAAGAACAACCTCAAAGAGGTTACTTCTAGCACCACCACCAGACAGCTTACTCTTGAAGTCTGTAATCTTCCTTAAAGGAGGTGGATTTAATTGATTTCTGGTTGCCATAGTTGTTAAACCTCTTGATTAATTAAAAGTTGCCGATTACTTCTTCAAAATCAACACCAGTCTTGGTGGCAATAAAGGTAAGACCGATGAAGTTAATCGATCTCGCTGGTTTAATGTAGATGTCTGCTTTAAATTGATTTGCATCAATAACTGCTGCCGTGTTATTTGTTTCATCACAAATAACAACATAATCAAAAATACCTCTCTTTGCCTGAACATCACGCAAGAATGGTTCAATCGTATTTACGAAATTGGTTCTTGTAATTTCATCGTTAAACTCAAACAGTACATCCTTGGCGGCACGAGAAATAGCATCCTCAAGGTAAATGAAGAGTCTACGAACATTAATACGATCAAATGCAGATGTTCTTCCTAATCCAGTCTTATCACCAAACAGAATAATACCTGCTCCCGGTGAGAAGATGATTGGATTGATTCTATTGGAGTATAGACGATCTCTTTGTGACTTACTTGGGGTGTATGCAAGTTTAACCGCATTTAGAATAGCACCTCTTGATGTACCGGCAGGAGAATACCAAGGGAAGAAATTAATATCACTACGAGCACACAGACCGGCAATATCACCGTTTAAAGGAGCATATCTATAAGTATTTGCAAATCTATCGTACATATACTTGTAACCAGAATCAAATACTGCATAAGACGAAGATGTTACGGAAGAGAAGAAACTAAGTACATTTCTGGTAATATCTTCTGGAGTTTTGACTGTAACTCCACCCTCTACTGGATTGTCTGCAAGAGCGGCACCTCTATATGGAGTAATAAAGGCAATTGCATCTTTCCTCAGTTCGGCAACCGAGATGAGTTTATTTGCGAGTTCTTGTGCAGTTTCTTTGGCATATCCGGCAGAACCCATTAATAAGAAATCTACTTTAATTTCTTCAGTATTTTCAAATAAATCATACCCATCCTTCAACTCACTAAGATCAGCAGTAAGAGCACCGGTAGTTCCAATTCCAGTTTGACCATTATAGTTAAGACCACCTGTTAATGTGTAGGTATTAGCACCTGCGGCACCAAAAATAACATTTTCTGCGGGTTGGTCCCATCCATTATCGGTCGTTAAGTCAAATTGACCGGCATTAAATCCAGTTGTAGTGAGTCCGGCAGGAGCACCACCGGCAAAGATATTTGCAGAACCTGCGGCAATATACTTTCTCCAATACGAAGTACTTCCTGCAGAAAACTCAGCATCAGTTGCCTTGGAAAGACCTATATGCTTTTCAAGAATTGTTCCGGCATTACCAGTAACAGTCCCCAAGTCGTCAATAACTACTACGTGAACTTCATCAAATCTAGATCCTCTTGGTTCTGCAAATGCCGAAGTTCCTGGTGCCGGTGCCAGATTATTCCACTGAATGTTAGAATTGGTCAGGGTAATATTTTGTTGACTGAACCAATCAACTTCGCCAGTATAAGCAGCACTTCCCAAAGTAGCAGAGGAAATACCGCTGTTGTTTGTTCCTGCTGCCGGGGTTACAGATACGATACCAACATTTCCAGTTTCGGTAAAGCACCAAGTTCCATCTTGCTGATAATCAACGGATGTTTCTGTTCCAGCAGCAGATACGTGACTTAGAACTTTAACTTTTACTTCTGATTGACCAACTTCAGTGATAATACCTTTTAAATAACCGTCAATAGAACTTCCGTTTGTAACATCAGTTTTACCCACTACAGATTGAGTTACACCATAACCAACTTGAATTGTGGTTCCAGTTGTTGTAGATGTGTAACTTCCAAAAGAAAGTGGTACATTGTCTAGAGTAATGGCATTTAAAGTTGGTTTATTGAAAAATACGGTTCCAACACCAATTGAAGATACTGTTGTTCCAGAATCAATAATTCCAGTTTCTATTTTTAAAGTTTGTCCAGATGAAATACCAGTTGTTGTAATTCCAGTAACAAATGTGGTAGTGATTCCAATATCACCATTAGATGCTGTTGCAACTCCAACAAAAGTAGTATTTGTTACTGAAGTTGTGGATATACCGCTTAAGATTTGGTCTGCCTTGGAGTCAATAATTGCAACTTTAATTCCATTTGCCCAAGAACCAGGATTTCTCGCTGCTACAGTAACACCAGTAATGGTTTTTTCATCATATCCAAGTTCTTC